GAAAAATTAGTTCCAGGAGAATATCTAGATAAATGTTTTAATTTTTGTTCTGGTGTTAATGGGTTTTTCTTTAAATCATTAGTACCAGAAGCTATAACATTATGGTTAGCATTTTCTTTTTCTGCTATAGAACGAACGGTATTAATTAACTGTAAATGTCCAGTTGTAGGGGGATTCATTCTACCAAAAGCAGTAACTACAGGATTTTTAGTTGTCATTATCTTACCTTTAACAAATTAGCTTTAGAAAATTCTTCTCTATTAACAAGTTTAGATGGTTCACCATTATGATGAATAACAAATCCTTCTGGATCAGTTCTTTTATCGCCAATATGATGTTCTAAACCACCTTCATGTTGATTTAAAGTTTTAGTAAGAATATTTTTGGCATCTTGTAAATGACCATGCATTTTTAATAGATGATTATAATCATCAGAATTATTAGCAACATGATTTATATTACTAGTTAATTCAGTATGTTTTCTAGCTCTACCTGCGTCCGTTTTTAATTTATCAATTTGCTTTTGAAACTTATCCGCTATATGATTTTGCAATCCATCTGCAGTTGGTTTCTCGCCAGTTCTAACAGTATGATTGATATATGTATTCAAATAACCTTTATCTCCACCATGAGGAGCAGTTATATCATACATAGTATCTTTATGCGCTCCGTGAATTTTCTCAGCAGAATTCATATGTGAATTAAATTTAGCCTGATCGCCTTCACTATAATGAACATGTTTCGTATCGTGTTCTGGGGTTTTACTCCAAACATCTTCATGAGATTTAAAATTATGCAAATCTGGATGTGGGTCAGCTTTCATAGAAGATATTGTATTTCCATGATATTGAGTATGAGTAACAACACCTAATTTTGCATTTTTAATTTTATCTGCTTCTTCGCCATGAGCAGTATATTTAATCGTATTTGGAGTAAATGATACAGAACCATTATCATTATGTTTTTTATCATCACCGCTAAACATTAAATCGCCTTGATACACACCCTTTTTAGGAGTAATTTTAGGTAAATGTTCTAAAGAATCTTTTAATTTTTCAACCAACCCAGGAGCATGTCCGTGATTTTCTTCAATATCTTCTGGTGTATAATTAATTTTAGGGTTTTTATTAAATGCAGATTTACTAGCTACAAAAAATTTACCATTCTCTGGATGATACCCATATACAATGGAAGGAGATCCATCATATTTCATAGTAAGATTAGTGCTATGTTCACCAGACTTAATTGCTGTATGAGCATGATTTAATGCTCCCTTAGCATGATCATATCCATTTGCTCCCTCGAAAACTCTATCTTCTGGGTGCTTAATGTGCTTTAATTTAGCACCTTCTTCTTCACTTTCAACAATAAAATCTTTAAAACTTAGCATACAACCCCTTTGGTTTAATGTATATATTTAACTATTTATATTATAACAGTTTTTCTTTAATCCAGTCAAGCACTTTTATTGTTGGTTTCCAATTTGTTGCAAATTTAAATTTAGTATTATCAGATAAATTATTTAATACTTCACCAGCTGGTTTTTTGATATAAACTATACTATCAGATAATGTATTAGCAATCTGATTAATAGTATATGCTTCACCATAACCGATATTAAATACCTGAGCTTTCCACATATCTGGATTAGATTCAAAATGAGTAATGCAATCGATATTAGCCTGAACAACGTCAGTTACATGAATAAAATCTCTTTGTTGAGTTCCATCTCCAGTAACTGTTAAAGGTTTACTATCTTTTAATAATTTCTCAAAAATACCTAAAACTAATGCATACTGACCAGACTTTGGAGAACGTTCGCCGTAAACATTAAAATAACGAAGAATAACTGATTTAATTCCATAGATTTCATAATAGTTTCTCAAAAATAATTCTGCTGCATATTTTGTTGATGCGTATGCATTTAAACAATTTTCTCTCTCAGTTTCTTTTAATGGGAAATTTGTATTTGATCCATAAATTGAAGATGTTGAAGAGAAAACAATACCTTTAATTTTATTTGCCCTTGCTGCTTCTAATATTGAAACAACGCCTTTAATGTTAGAATCAATTGCCTTTCTCGGATTAGCAATTGACGCACCTAATCGAGATTCTGCAGCTAAATGAAAAATAAATTCACATCCGCGACTAATTGATGTTAATTTTTTAGTATCACAAACATCAAAATGATAATTGGTAACATTTTTACTTTCATTAAAATAAAACTTATCATTATCTGCTGATAAGTCATCAATGTTAACAACAGTATAACCACAATTAACTAATAAATCAATTAAATGACTACCAATAAAACCGCAACCACCAGTAACTAATACTTTCATATATCACCATTTATGTTATAGATGCCTTATTATAATACAAAGCATCTATATTATCAAGCACTTTTTTTAATTAAGGAAAACTTTTTTAAATTTTTCCATAACTGTATTTGGGTTAAATTGTTCTACCAGTTTAGAATAATTACCAGTATATGATTTAACATTAAGTAACATATCATGCAATTCTTTTTCATCATTATATAACAAACCAGAATCTTTTAATAAATGTACATGATTTTTATCTCTACCGCCATTAAAACAAAATACAGGTTTATTATGCAATAATCCTTCACAAATAGCTAAACCAAATGATTCTCCATCACTTCTAGCATGAATCATAGCATCACAAGATAAAATAAAATCAGTTTTTTCTTGTTCATCAATTATTGGATCAATAAATAAAATATTTGGTAATTCAACAAATTTAAAGGTATTAACAAATACAAAAACATAATTAGGGTTTTTAAACGCAAATTCAGCAACAGTTTGCATTACCGATCGAATATCAAATTGAAAGAAACCTCCAATTCTACCAATAACAATTTTATCTTTGCCTATTCCTAATTTTTCTTTAAAATCAATTTTTTGTTCTTTAGGTAAATCAACAATATGTGGAACATACTCAATTTTTCCATCACTTACATGATTTGATAGCCATTCAGAGATATAAGCATATCTATCCCCATGAGGCTGATTAGCTTGAAATACTGCATGCACTAAATTTTTAGATTTTGTTGTTAATATTCCATCATCAAACCCGCCTTTGATAAAATAAGTAGCATCAACATTATTATCAGCTACAATTTTATCTAGTTCAGCAAGGGAAGAATAACCAAATACTGGAAATTGTTTTTCAACTTCTTCTAATACATCTTGTTGAGTTAATGAATCTGAACTAACTCCTGGATCACTAAAATTTGAAGGATACACAATTATGCTTTCATTACCTAAAATTTCTTCATTATATTTTGCGTAATCAAGAATTGCAACAGTAGTCCCTCTATGACACAGAGTATTTGATTGAAAAGCTATTTTCATTTAGGTAACATCCATAAAAATTTATTCATTTCATTAGTTAAATCAGAAAATCTTTGCAATAATCTAGGAAAATTTAAATTTTCTGCAGGTAAATATTCTCTATACATTTGAATAAAACGTTCTCTAGTTAACCCATTTGGATTTTGTGCATCCGTATGCGCTCCGCCATTATATGCTAAACGTTCTGATTGGGGAATTCTATTTTGTATTTGTAGTTTTCTAGCATAGAATTTTTCTGTCATAGGAGCAAAACCATAATTAAAAATAATAAATCTATCAGTATTAATTAATCGCTTAAAATGTCTACCTAAAGGATAATATAGTTGATTAGTATGTAATGCTCGGGAACCTCTAAAATCAAATGTAAATGGAATATCTAATCCAGTTTTTATTACATCCCATAAATTATTTGTATATGGAATCTCTTCTGTTCTAAGTTCTTGATCATCAATAAAATACAAACATGGAACTAAAAGAGTCCCTTGTGTGTTAGTTAATGAATCATAATCACCAATCAAAAATTCAGTAACATTTAAAGCAATTTTCCATACATCATCACCATAAGTTGAAAGATATTCTTGGACTTCTCTATCAACAGCATGAGCAATAAAATCAGAATTTTTAGATTGAACAATATCCCAAGTTGGACAAATTTCTTTTATTATCTCAATAGATCTATCCGTTGATGCATAATCAATAATAACTCCATGATCAAAATATTTTTTATGGTGATTTAACCACCAAGGCAAAAGATATTCTTCATTATAAACGTGACTTACAATAACTTTTTTCATTTAAATTTCCACATAATCAACACAAATTCCATATATTTTTCTATTCGCATAAAAATTAAAATCAACATGTTTAGAAAAATCTAATATCACAATATTTTTATAATATTTTGCGTGCTTATCAGGATAAGCCCAAATAAATTCTTGTGATGTTAAAGTAACTTCATCTTGTTGATGCCAAAAATAATTAAATCCTAAATTATTAAATTTATATAGCGCATCTTGATTTTTACAATGAATCCACAACCATTCTTTTCTCTCTAGTAAATACGAAAATGATATTTTATAAATTGGTTTATCATGCCCCAAATAAAAATTTTCGTCTATATACCAAACATCAATTTCAACATCATATCCTTTTGAAATGCATAAATTTATTTGATCCGGAGAATTTTCAGTCAAAAAATTTGGTCCATTTAAATTACCTCTATGTGCAATTATTTTCATAAATAACTCCGTATTCCATTCTCTCTTTGTATGCATTCAAGTAAAGGTAATATATCTGCTGTAAGATTATTACTATCAATAGAATATTTCAACAACGAATGCGGTATATGTACACTACTTCTTTCGCTTGAATACGCATAAAATTCATTTATCATAAAATCAATAACATTAACAATATTTTTCTTTGTTGATATTATAATTTGATCGTTCACTTGCATTGATTCAGTATTTCTTTCTGTACTATTGCATACAACAATTTTTTCATGTATATTTGAAAAATTGATGCAAGATAAATCTTTGTGAATCAAATCAGTTCTAGTTTTGATAATTATATCATATGAAATATTATTATCAATTTCATATTGAGTAATTAAATCTAATCCTCTTTTAATTTTCCAAAATTGTAGAAAATGAGAAGAGTCCCCAAATAACATATTTTTATTAAATTTCTCAGATTCAGTAGTATAAATTTCTTCTGCGTATTGTTGATTATCTATTAATATATCTTTAATAGAAAAATCTACAAACTTATTTTTAATCTCTTCATCGTTTAATGCAATATCATTATGAAAATTTAGAGAACGTTTCATAAAATAGTGATATTGATGCGAATTATTATATGTAGAAACAAAATAATCAGGCGATAAAAATTTAAATGTATCTAATATATTTTGTTTACATAATTCTAAAGTTCGTACATTTCCTGCTAATAAAACAGCAACTTTCATTTAGAAAACTCCCGTAATGCTTGATGCCATTTATAAAATACATGATCCGCAAATAAATTAGGCTGATCAAAATAACATTGCAGCCAAACTCCTTGTTCATCATCTGCAATTTCATTTTGTTGAAATATTAATAACCATTTATGACAAAGTTTTTGAAATTCTTGCATTTTTTCTTTACTTGCCATAAAGAAATACGCTCCAATTTTTTCAGGAGCATATTGTAAGCTATAAATTACATCTTGATCCCTATCAGTAATAGAATTAATTAAACAAATATTGACTTTGTTTAAATCAAATTTATTCAAATCTAAAGGTCCAGTAGGTAAAAATTCACCAGAAGTTTTTTTATAAAAATAACCAAAATCGATCCACGCAACATAATCAGTATCAATTAAATTATTATCAATGGCATAATTAACAACATCTATTTTACTATGTGTTAATATTGTATATAAAGGATTAACATTTTCTGGGTAATTTTTATCTATTCTATGCTGTACTAATGATTGATATGTAAAACTAGACATAATTTCTTTTTCTCTATCTAATCTAGACCAAGACCAAAGATTAGACATAACCCATTCTTCGTTAATAGGAATAAGAGTTATTTTAGAACCAATAACCTTTTCTTGCAATTTATCAATATATTTGTCATCAATAAACACAATCATTGTATAATCATAATCTAAAAATTTTTCAAAAGCTGAAATATATTCCTGAACTTTTCTAGGGTAAAGATTCCAATTTTCTCTTCCTATATCATAAAACATTGATACTAATGTAATATCACTCATTTTTAATTTACCTTTTTTAATTTTAAAAATGTATTCAAATCTTCTGGGGTTCCAATTCCCCACATTTCTTGCACATAGCTAACTTTAATTTTTTTATTATCAGAAATAGCTTCATTAATTACTGGACAAACATAAAATTCATTATTAACCCTAATATTTTTTTCTATCATTTGTTCAGCATATTTGATATAATCAGAACCTTTAGCCCAATAATAAACTCCAACACTAGCTATATTACTAATTGGATCTTTTTCAGCTACTTGCTCAACAAACCCATCTAAACCAAGTTTAGCGAAACTCCATTTAGGGTGAACTGCATTAAATACTAACATACCACCATCAATGTCATTATTAGAAAAAGAATACATAGTTTCATTTGAATTCCATTCAATATATTGATCAGAATTTGCAATTAATAATGGATTATCATTATCTATAAATTCTTTAGCAAGTAATGTTGTGCAAGCAGCTCCTTCAGTTAAACCATCAATAACAACAATTTTACAATTAGGTTTAATTAGATTGAGCAAATGTTTAATGTTATATTTTTCTAAATGTTCTTGTTGTACAACAAAAATATAATTAGCATCAATATTTAAATTGTCAACTACAACCTGAATCATTGGCTTACCATTAACATCAATTAATGGTTTAGGAAAAGTATATCCTTGTTGAGAGAAACGCGAGCCTAAACCAGCCATTGGAATTAATACATTTAATTTCGCATCAATCCAAGGAATAGTATTTTCTTTTGTAACAGAATTAATCTCATTTATTTTCATTTCAATTTTAGCCAATGATAAATCATTTGTATTTTCAACTGCCAATAAATTAGCTCCAGAATCTAAAGCTCCTTTTCTACCAATATGACTATCTTCAACAATAAGGGTGCTTTTTGGAATAGCGTTTAAAGCTGTCATACATTTCCAATACATTTCAGGAAATGGTTTTGGTTTAGTAACATCTTCATTACTAACGTAATAATCAACATATTCTAAGATACCAAGTTTTAATAGACATAATTTAACCGATTCTCTAATTGAGTTTGTAGCTACAGCAATTTTAATATCTTTTGTTTTTAACCAAGAAAATATACTAATAAGTTTAGAACTTGGTTGTATTTGTTTTAATATATCAAATGTAGCATATTGTTTATCATTCCAAATTTGATCAAAATATTTTTTTTCTAAACCTTTATTAATTGAAAGCAATTCTAATTTTTTCGTGGTTGTTAATCCATCATATTTACTCAAATGCTCATCAATTGATATTACATATTCATTACCAATCTTTAATAAAGCATCATTTAATGCAGTATAATGCCAATCCTTAGATTCAACTAAAACTCCATCCAAATCAAATATCACTAATTTATTATAATTCATATAAAACCTTTATATTTAAGCATAATTATGTATTAATACATCTCCATTATAATTATCTGTATTAATTTCAGTTAAACTTGGATCTGGGTCAGAACAAGAAACATATTGATTCACAATAAAACCTAAAAATCCTTCTCCATCAAAATATCTATCTGAATGTAAATAAACTTTATCTAATAATCCTAAATCGCATATATTTTTATGAACTTGCATCTCAAAATTAGCATGCCACACTTCAGGTTTTTCTAAAGAAAATGCCTGTTTGAAGAAATCAATTTCACAATAATATGCAAGAGTTCCTACAGTAATTTGTTTATTACCCCATCCATTAGAAATAAGGCGTTTGTCATAATTATCGCATATATATTGACATCTTTGTATTAATTCGTTATAATCTAAAGTTGAATCGCAATCATAAGCTAATTTAAAAATATGAGTAAACCCAAGTCTTTGTAAATAATTAACTGCATTATGCATACTAGTTAATTCAGCCATACCATGAGTTAATTTATCTTTAGGCAATCCATTTATTTGGAAACTATTATCTGAATCATAAATAAACGCATTACAATATTGTTGCGTTTCTATATCAATTGGGCTATGCGAAACTAAACAAATATAATATGAAGTATTTTCGGATATTACCTTACAAAGATTTTTAGTTATAGAAGCTTTAACATCTGAATATTCTCCGCCTGTGTATGTTGCAATAACTATTGCTGCTTTATGCATTTTTCACCTATAATAATTTTAAATTTGATTTTCTATTCATATAAAAATGTTTCTTATATGAATATTCTATCGGTTGTTCAGCCCATCCATCAAAATCTGAATCATAATACAAATCAAAATCTACGTTCAGCAAATCAGCCATTACAGCAATTCCAGTAAAAGTAGAGATAAATTTACCGCATTTTTTTATTATGTTTGCATTATGCATACAACTTTTAGAATAATCAATAAAATAACAATCATTAAATTTACCAGAATCATATAATATTCCGCTTGGGCGAGATTTATCATTTGTTGATAATAAACACCTATCTCCAACATAAAATAATCCAGAACAATCAATATCTATATCTTGAATTTTTAAAATATAATCATTATCAATATCAAAATTTATACCATACAATCCAAACTTTTTTTGATATCTTGTTGTTTCCATTGGAGCAATTCCATCATATATAGGATCAACCCAACTATTAAATGGAATAAAATCTCGTTTTTCTTCAATAGGAACTTCATGATCAAATTTAACCCAGTCAATAAAATCTTGATATTCTATTAGTTCTCTTATTCCATTAAATTTAATCATATCTGATTGTAATATCAATTGTATTTTATGATTAAACGTTTTACTCATACCAGATAAAACGGGAAGGGAATTTAAAAAATCTCCTAAATTTGATGTTCCAATATCTCCATATAATTTTATCATATTTTCTTATATACGCATGTTAAAATATTAGAATATTCTTCATTATTTTTTCTTATGGTATCTTCAATATTAGTATAAGAAACTAAAGCAAAACCAGAATCTTTCATAAAATTATCTAAAGATTCTTTATTAAAATGCCATATATGTTCATTGGGTCTTCTATGTTTCCATGTAGCAAACCAGTCATCAGAAAAATAATGGCATTCAGGAACCGATATACAAATATAATTACACTTTAAATCTTTAACAAAAGATATATCGTCAAAATGTTCTAATGAATCAAAAAAAGTAATTACATCAAAAAAAGAATCTAAATTATATAATTTTTCACAAGAGTTTGGCAAAGGATAATCAGAAACATCAAAACCATAACATTTTGTATTATTTTTAGAACAAACTTTTAAAAAAGCTCCATTACCATACCCAACATCGACTATTGATTCTGGAATTCTACCTAAAACTCCAACTAAATAGCCATATCTTAAATATGACATATAATTAGTCAATTCTCCATAAGAATCATATCTTACTCTCGAATAATTTAAACTATAATCAATGTTTTCAGTAATTTCATTTTGTTTAATAACTTTATTAACTATCTCATAATTTTCTAACATAAATTTTCACCAAAATAAGTTCCTTCACAATCTAACCAATATGTTCTTATCTCATTATTAAATAAAGAATAAAATGGAGTTGTGTGTAATAACCCTCTAGAAGAATAATAATAACGTTTTTTTAATGGACCTCTATCTAAAGCTGAAGCAAAATGACTTGTTCCAGTATCTCCTCCAACAAATATTTCACAATCTAATATATGAGAAATATTTTCCATAAAATCTACGCTAATATCAAACCCATTAGGAATATCTATATTTTTTATAAATGATTTATCTGAAATGCAAATAACCTTTTCATATCCATCATATTTGGAATATTTAGCTAAAATATCAACAAATACATGAGGTGGCCAATTTCTATAAGTATTATATGGAGCATCAAATATAGGAAAAATTGCTATTTTCTTTTTTATATCTTTTTGATTTTTTATTTTAATCAAATCTCCAGATATAGCTCTAAAATCCCATAAATTTACTTTTCTCCAATTTAATAACAAGTCTCCTGGAGATATAGAAAAATAATCAGTATTTTCCAATAAAAAATTAAAAAATTTCTTAGAATATTCTTCTGAATTTACAGAACCTTCCATCATATGAAATTTAACTGGCAAATTATATATTTTTCGTAAATATTCAATAATATTACAAGCACCAAGTAAATCACCATTTCGCAATGGACCGCCGAAAACTTCTTTAACTATATTTACAATCAAAACATCACCTATATTATCAATTTATCAATAATATTATATATTGAATATTTTTTAACATATCCTAAAGATTTAATTTTACTTATATCCAAAACCATATCTTTAGTTTGAACTTTTTTGTGGAAATCAACAACTTCTATAGAATTTATTTCTGATTTAGAATTTAATTTATCTTTAGCATAATAAATTATATCCTTAAAATTAACAAATTCTCCGTTACCAACATTATAAATTTGATCTAAATCTCCTTTATCTAATATCAAATTTATGGCATCAATTGCATCATCAACATAAATATAATCTCTATATAGATCTCCCCCATTATATAAACTAATAGGTTTATTTTCTTTAATTTCATTTATTAGAAATTGAAGAGCATTTTTTTGTTTAGATACCTTTTTATCAGATTCACCAAGAATATTAGCCAAACGTAATATTCTATATTTTATACCGAATGTTTCGCAATAAGAAATTAATAACTGTTCAGCAGTTCTTTTTGTTATACTGTAAAACCCTTTTGGGTCACAATAAGAATTTTCTCTAGCGGGTAAATCAACATTACCATAAACAAACCAAGAACTAATAAAATTAAATGTTACATCTTTATTTTTACAATTTTCCAAAACTTTAATAAGAGTTATTAAATTTGTATCTATATCAAGATAAGGATCAGTAAAAATATTATAATTGTGTACTGTTGAAATAAAATATAATATATTTTTAGATTTAACTGAAAAATCGTCTCTATCGTTCTTAATGACGTTGGGCGTCATTTCACAATAACGCCCCCCTACAAATCCATTTCCACCCAATACATTTACTTCCATTCTTTACATACTCCCTCAATATAATTTAAAATTTTATCATTATATAATGGGGAACATCCTAAGAAAAATACATTACTTAATGCTAAATTAGAATTAGGGTATTTTTTATAATCATCTAAATGCTTATATCCAGGATGCAATAAAATATTTCCGCTAAAATAATTTCTTGTTTGAATTTTATTATCTTCAAAATACTTAACTAATTTTTCTTTTAATTGTTGAGAGTCGCAAAACACAGGAACTCCGAACCAAGATGGATCTGACTTTTCTGTTGCGTTAATTACTCTGGCTCCTGGAATATTAGATTCGATATATGTTTGAATTATTTGTTTATATTCTCTACGTTTAGACTCAAGATAATCAAACTTTTCTAACTGTTCAATACCAATTGCTCCTTGTAAATCCAGCGGTTTTAAATTATACCCCATTGTTGCAAAAACATATTTATGATCAACAATACCATCGTAATTTTCTAACCAATTATCAAATCTATTTCCGCAAGTTCCACAAGCTAAAAGATTATTTTGTCCTACACAATAACAATCTCTACCCCACCATGTAATACTTTTTGCAATTTTAATTAATTCTAAATCATTAGAACAAACCATTCCGCCTTCGCCAGTAGAAATATGATGAGCCGGATAAAAAGAAGTAGTCCAAGCATAATAATAATCAGTAATTAAATTACCATTCCAATTCGTACCTAATGAATCGCAATTATCCCCAAGTAAAGTAATATTATATTTTAAACATAATTCCGTTAATTTATCTATATCTGGAGGATTACCTAAAACTGGAGAAACAAAAATTGCTTTTGTTTTTGACGTAATTTTTTCTTCAATTAAATCAACATTAAAGTTTAGTGTATCTAATTCAATGTCAATAAAAACTGGTACTAATCCATTTTGCGAAATTGGAGCTATTGTTGTAGGAAATCCAACAGGAGAAACAATAATTTCATCTCCATCTTTCCAATTTAAACGTTTTTTTACTGCAGAAATTAAAACTAAGTTTGCAGAACTACCGCTATTAACCATTTGAGAATATTTAACATTAAATCTTTTGCTAAACTTTTTTTCAAACTGTGCAACTTTAGTACCAGAAGTCACCCAATTACCATTTAAAAATGTATCTAATGCAGCATAAATTTCTTGATGATCCCATAATTGACCAGAGTATTGTATAAAGTCGCCATCTTTATAATCATCATAATTTTTGATATATTTTGGTGTTACATTTAGTGATAGTAATTCAATTATTTTTTGTATATTCATAATATTAGTTTATAATAAAATTGATGGAATCATACCATCGGTTGTAAACGTTCCATTTACTATATCGTCACAGCGTTTCTTAAATAAATCGAGGTTTTGTTGATATCTACCTTGATATAAATGATAGATAGAATCACCAAATAAAGTTCCTATACCAAAATTACCATAATTACTTAATCGCCAAACACCCTCAATAGGTTTTCTTTCAAAGTAAGTAGGATAAATTGCGTGATAAAATACTTTATTTTTTTCTGCTACATGAGAAATTTCCTCAGCAATATCAGACCTTGGGTTTTCAACAAAGGACGGTTTACCTAAATCATTCCAACATTTTCTCGAAATAAAGAAAAACCCTGGACCAGCAAAAATATGATTATATGGATATATGTGATTAGAAGATTGCGCAATACCAACAAAAGTTCCGGATTTAACAATATCTTCTATTACAGTTTCTATAATTTGTTTATTTAATGGAACACAATCGTTATCTAAAAACCCAATAATATCCGATTTAGAATGTTCTAAAATATAATCCATCCATAATCCTGGATTAACTCCGTCAAGATTATGATAGTTTACAGGAATATTTAAATACTCCATAACTTTTTTATGCGACTCAATTAAATACAAACCATTATTCCAATATAATGTATTAATCTCCACTTTCATAAAAAATTCTCACTAGGGATTACTCTATATGAATCTTCGTCCATATCTTTTGTTGAAAATTCAATAATATCTGAATCTTCTAATCCAATAATTTGGTGGCGTAATCCAGGAGGTAAATAAAATGTATCGCCTTGATTTAAATCTATAGTATCAGTATAAAACTCATCAGTTAGCGAATAGTTAATTCTAACCTTACCATTTAACACATAAAAAGTTTCATCTTTAATCTTATGATAGTGAAATGAACCTTTTTTATCTTTATTTACATGAATAATCTTACCGCAATATAAATCTGTATTAACAATAATATTTTCATATCCCCACAATTTTTCAACTATCATTTTTACTCCATGGATATTTTGTATATTTTTCTTTCATTAAAGTATTTCCATGCTCAAAGAATTCTTTAGTAACAGAACCTTCATTACCATCAAGTCTATAGTTTAGAGAATAATAACCAGAACAAGAAAAGTTAGGAAAATACTGTTTTAATGCTTGAAATACAACTCTATCTTGACCCCAGCCACCGTGCCAAGCTCCAGCAATTGTTACAGCAACTTTATTTGTAAAACAATAACAATTAGTATCTATATGATAACAATTAGTCCAAGCTTCCCATTTACCTAAACTTTCACAGTCATCTTTACAAATAAATTCTTCTTGCTTATCAAAAATATTACGCAAACTATAAACCCAATCTGATTTTGTTGATTCCAATTCAGTAATCATAGTTTCTATATGATTTGGAGCAAACCAATTATCTTGGTCCAAAAAGAAAATATAATCTTCATCAAGTAAATGCGAATATGCTGCATAAATTCTATGACCATAAAACCCATTAGCTCCAACATTTTCTTGTAAATAGTCGACACGAATAGGAACATTAAATCCCTTACCTAAAAGCATCTTTTTAACTTTAGAAAAAAACTGTTTACCATCAACAACAATATGAACTGTTACATTTTTATAAGACTGCTCAGCAATACTCTGAATAGATCGTATAAGAGTATCAGATCCTGTTGTTGGAATTATTACTACTGCACTTTTCGTCATACTTTAAATCCATCAAATGATTTCTTTTCAAATTTATTTTGTTTTTGCATTGATTTATACGATTCAGTTGGATCCATGCTTCCAGAATCAGTAATACCTTCCTGAGCTGATTGTTCAACATCAAACAATTTCATTTTAGCTCGATCAACACCAACAACAAATCGTTTATTTAAATTTAAATCTCTATAACGATTTTTTAACTGTTTAATCATCATTTGATTTAAATCATATAATTCTTCGCTGTTAATAATTGCACACATAAAATCAGCAATAGCAGGAACACCAAATGATTCTGATACATCACTCATATCAATATCACTACTTTGAGATCCACCGCGAGTAGTTTGAGTTGCAGTAATAACTGGAATACTAAACTCTTGTGCAAATCCACGCAATTCTTGAGCAATAGCCTGAATATATGTATAACTATTAATACTACCAGACATTTTCATTCTAGAACTAGCACAAATATTTAAATAATCAACAAATACTACATCAGGAACAAAGTTCTTTTTTAACCGTAATTCATTTAATAAAGTTCTAAAATGATTTACATTTGCGGCAGCTGTTGGATATTCTTTGACAAAAAGTTTACCGACAGTTTTTGATTTAACATAATTTATCTTTTTATCAAAAGACTGTTTATCTAATTCCATTAAATCGTCCATACTAATCCGCAATAAATTAGCATCAATACGTTTTGCAATTTCTTCTTCAGCCATCTCACAAGTTATGTATAAAACATTTTTGCCCGATAATTGAAAATCAGCTGCAAAATTACACATCATTAAACTTTTACCGCCATGAGGAGGAGCTAGAATAACATTTAATGTTTTCTTAGGCAATCCACCATTTGTTATAAGATTAAAATAATTTAAACCAAATGGAACTTTTTCTTCGGTTCTATGGTAATATTCATAACGATTATCAGCATCACCCAAATAATCATGACCAACACTAGAATCAAATGAAATTGATAAAGCTTCAGATAATAATGTTGGAATACTACCTTTTGATAAATCTTTATGCTTACCATCAAGAATTGTGATTGATTCGCGAACAGCATTAAAAATTGCTTGATCTTGACAAAAAGTTTCAGTTTTATCAACTAACCATTCCAAATCAACAGTTTCTGCTCGTGCTTCATGTAAATCATTTAATAATGTTTGAGTTTCTTTATATTCTTCATCAGATATAGGTTTTTCATTAAGTTGAATAATAAGAGCTTCATATGTTGGGATATTTCCATAATTAGTAATGAACGAACTAATCTCGTTAAAAATTGTTCGTTCATTTCTATCATTAAAATAATCCGCTCTTAAAAAAGGTAATACTTTTCTAGTATATTCTTCATTATAATGAAGATTCTTTAATATAAGCGTGTTCAGATTCAATATTTTCTCCTGCTTCTTTGATACTATCAGTAAGAATTTTCATTAATATATCACCTATAGTATTTTTAAAATCTATAGTTTCAAATAATTCTTTGGGTTTTTCTGCATCATAAACGACATCATAATTAAAACTTAATACAGCTGAACCATCAGGATTATCTGTACCATCATCTTGCACACTAAGTTGATCTATTGTTACAATAACGCCTTCAAATTCACCTGAATTTATTTTTAACCCATTTTGACCATTTACCTCAATGAAATTATACCCTACTATTTCCCTTCCGTCAACCATTTTTTTCTCCTACCAAACATTAAACCAAACGCCAGTTCCATGAACCCATGCAATGGGAGCCATTATGGCTCCAGCAATTAAAAATAACCATTCTTTATTATCAATACAAACTATAATATGAGTAAACCAAGATGCTATTGTCCAACAAAGAAAACTAATAATAAATGTTAAATAAAAAATATCATTAATATCATTTCTAGTTAATCTACGCATCTTCTAATTCCTCATCAGCAAATACTGCATCGATATCCTCATCAATAGCATTATCACCAAAAATATTACCATGAGATACCTGATATTTACTCTCAATAAATGTTTTAAATTGAGTGCTTTCTAAAATAGGATCCCAAAACTCAGCTGATTCAGTTTCTTTTAGTCGATATTTTTTCTCTAAAAGTTCGCCGGTTTTTAAATCAACTTTTTGATACCAACCATTGCTAGGTTTAATAACGATACCGGATTCCAACGCTAAATCAATTAACCCAGACCATTTACTAATACCACCAGTAAAACTTACACAAACTGGAATTTTAGATTTTTCTTTAGTATATCTTGATTTCTCAACATTAATAATAAAGTTATACCCAATAACTTCAGTTCCTTCTTTTTCTTGTTGACGACCTAAGATATAAATGTTATCAGCTGCATAATAACTTCCAGTACCACCACCAACAACGTCTTTTGCATAAAGTTCCATAGTTTTATAGGTATGATTAACAGCTACCAATGGAATATCTTTAAGCATTAAATGCGGGGTAATCATTCTAAATAAAGATTTTAACTGTTTAGCTCTAGTCATGTCAGCTGTTGATTTACCATCTAATGCGTCATCAACTTCTTTCTTACTAGCCAAATTACCAATGGAGTCTATAAGGATAAGAATTCGGTCTCCACGAACGATATTATCAATCTGGTTCATTATATCAAATTTTAATTCTTCGACGTTTTTAAGTGGAGTATGGAGCACTCTATCCATATCAATACCAAAAGATTCAAAGTATGATTGAGGTGTACCAAACTCTGAATCATAAAATAACAATACCGATTCTGGATATTTGTCCATATATGATTTAGCCATTAATAAACTAAATGCAGTTTTAAAATGTTTACTTGGTCCAGCCCACATTGTAAATCCAGGAGTAAAGCCGCCATCTAAAGATCCTGATAACGCCACATTAATAATTGGAATTGGCGTTTGAATCATATCTTTATCAATAAAAAACTTTGATTTAGAAAGAACTGAAGTTTCTTTAATTGTACTATTCTTTTTAATTTTATCTAACAAACTCATATTTTATTTTCCTTTAAGCAAAAAAGTCATCAATACAATTTCTTCTTTCGTGCGACCAACCAACAGCTTTTAACATACCATTTAATGGATCTAAGAAAGTTTTTTCGTACTGTTTATCATAATCGACATATTGTTCTAAATCAAACTCAGGTGGGATTGAAACTGGAAATGAAATTACTTCATGTTTTAATGGATTAGGTAATCGCAAATAACAAAACTTAATATTTGCGCCCTCGCCAATCATTTCATATTTGTTCTGGAGATTCATTTCACGAAGTTTATTGTTATATAGTATCGTTCCTTTGGTATGGATTGGACACTTATTACCATAAATTGTTTCAGAATCAGAATATTTTTCAATACCATTTACTCCACGAGGAAACGCAATCTCTTCAACAGAATAATTTTTAAACTCAGATTTAACCCCAGCTACAAAATTTTGAATATCTTCCTCTGATCCGTTTAAAATTAAACCAACTGAACTACGAAGTTTGTCACGAATAACCAATGGTGTTGAAGATTTAACAACCTCAAGACCCATAATTTTTATCTTTGGTTCGTTATAAACAACGCCTTCATTTTCATAAACATTTAACGCATATCGTTTTTTACCAGTCCAAAAACCATTAGAACTAATGCCCTCAAGTTTAAATGAAATGCAGTTACGTTTTACATGAGTATAGGCTTGCAAATCATCACAACATTCATTAATAATTGGATCAATCTTTTCTTTACAAATCTTACTTAAAACTGGAACAATTTCTTTAAATGGTTTATCAGAGTAAAATTTATTAACAATAGGTTCCAATGAAAGATAAATTGAATCTGTATCTTGATAAATTACCCACGAATAATCAGCTTTAAACATTTTATCCAATTTTAATTTAACAAATTCACCAACAGAAATAATAATATATTGACCAGATAAAGTTACGGCTCTAGCATTTTCTAGGGTATAATATCTAAAAAACGCATTACCCAAAGCTCCGTACAAACTGTTCATAGCAATCTTAAATGCCATCTGTTCATTATTGAACTTGGAAATTAAATTTGAAATTCGTTTGTATTCTTTTTTATCATAATCTTTATTAGATTTTAAGGCTTCTAACTCAGATTCGTATTTTAACATTGTTGATTTTGCTTCTTTACGTTTTTTCATATAAACGTCAATCAACTCAGGAATCATACCAACTTTATCTTTACGATACATAGCTCCATTAGCTGCAACAGCATATTCTTCTGGAAAAGTATATTCTTTATTCAATAAACCTTTAGTTGTAATATTACCATCAAACATACCAGTAAACGTTTCTAAGGAAATATTCCAAGTTTGTAAAATACTTGGATACAAACTAGTAGCATCGAAACTAGCAATATCGCGATAAAATCCAGGAACTGGTTCGCGAACAAAAGCACCTTCAAATTGTTCGCTTTTACTATTTTTAGATCTAGGCGGAATTACTATTTTATTGGCTTTTAAATGATTAAAAATAATTGCATCCCACATTCTAATCTGACTATAAATATCACCATAATTAATTTTAGCCAAATAACTCATGGTTAAACATAAATCAATAAGTTTTTCTGTATCTTCTAATTCATCAACTCTATCACAGTCGATAATGTTATAATCTACGAACTTATTCCAACCATTGGTATAAAAATCTTTAAATGTATCAAATTCACTATGGTCTAATTTACCATGACCTAATACTAGTTGAGCAACTGTTTCTAGACGTAAGTTTTCTGGTTTTTTCTGACCATATTTTTTATAAAGATCTCTAAAGTCAATGACGTTAACCCCAACAATTTCAAATAAAGTTGTTGGTTTACCAAAATCATCTTTGGTTTTGCGTTCTTTAATACGATTCCATGGACTCAACTCACGAACTCTATCTTCACTAACTATTTTTGCAATACGATTAACCAGATATTTAATATCGAACCCTTCTACGTTCCAACCTGTAATAATATCGATATCGCTACGTTTCCAGAAATCAACAAAACGATTTAATAAAGAATACTCATCATCACATAAAATAAAATCACAATTTTCCTTTTTATCTCCAGTATATTCTCTAGACATGAAAGTTGTACTGCGTTTTGTTTTCATGTTTTTTAGGGTAATAAGAAGAACTTCTTCTGCAGCCAAATCTGGAGATGGAAACCCAGAATTTTCAGTTGCAGTTTCGATATCCAATACATACGAATTAATGTATTCTATATCCCAATCAATAACTTTTGGAAATTGATCGGAAATAAATTGAACATCGAAACCAATATCACCATAAATTTCAAAATTATCTACATCTTCGTATTTTTTAATAAAATCACGGGTTTCTTTAATATCTCCAGGTTGAATTTCCTCAACATACTGACCAAAAAGATTTTTCCAGTCACCTTTTTTATTTGATTTAACATAAATTTTAGGCGAGTATTCGTGTTTAAATTGAACTCGCTTACCATTCTCAATCCCTTTATATAAAATACTATTCCCTAATACAGATACGTCAGTGTAGAATTTTGTCATTTAGTTTCCTGTAAAGATTTTTTGTGGAGCAGATACAATTTTACCAAAAATTTTATTATATTGTTCAACAAACTGTTCGTCTGGTTCAATAAAAAATACAATCAAACTTCGTGTAATTTCAATTTTATTTTTATTTTTTGGATTATTATATTCAGGGAATGGAGCAAATCCAACAGATTGTTCAGCTGGATTATTAAGAGAATCCGTAATAACTAACTGAATTGTATCTTCAAAAAGGTCGCAATCAGGGCGATCTTCACTTACGCCAAGATATGTACCAAGAACTGTTTCGCCAGATAATAATTTAAATTGTTTAATTGTCATTTTATTCCTCTATTTTAATAATATTAACACCACATTTTCTTAAGAACTCAATACCATCATTAGAACGGTATTCATTTTTATAATATACAGTTTCAATACCAGAACTGTATATAATTTTTGCACACTGCAAACAAGGACTATGGGTACAAATAATTGTTGCACCTATACCAGATTCTGTTGAACGAGCTAACTGACTAATTGCATTTGCCTCAGAATGAATTAACTCATCATAAGTTTTTAGTCCCTTATAACATTTAGAACTTGAATCATACTCATATCTTTCCCGTTCAGCTTTAGATAATTTAGAAAATTCATACTCATCAATATATACAGGATATTCACAGTCATTAGGCATCCACCCTGCAGGCATTCCATTGTATCCACAGCTAATGATACGATTATTCTTTACTATGACCGTACCAACTTGTAGACGAGTCGCATAGGACAACTGAGCAGTCCTCTCAGCTACATCCATAAAGTATCTAACAAATTTATCTTTCATTTTTTATCAGGATTAAATTCATCATCAATATCAATTATAAATTGCTTTATAATATAAAGTGCTTCTTCCATATTACTTTCACTAATTTCCATATCGCACCTTGCTCTAATTATTTCTGGGGTAATAGATTTTAATTCTTCATATGTATAAATTGGATTTTCATCAGCTCCTGCATACCATAAAGCTAATTTTTGAGTTTCTTTTGTATCTCCCGATTCAGTTGTATGGAATGCATACCAATCTGAACAAGACCAACGACTATAAGACATATTAACCTCCTATTTAAAGTATAAAACTATTATACTATATAAGTACATTTTAGTCAAGCAAAAAAAAGGGCAACCATTTCTGATTGCCCCTGTAGTTATAAAACCTAATTATTCTATTTGAAATATTTTAGGCTTTTTATTATCTGGTATTACATTTCTTAATGATACTGATAACATACCATCAGATAATGATACTTTATCTACTTCTACAGTATCAGCTAAAGTAAATGATCTAGTAAAATCTCGTTCAGCGATTCCTTTATACAAAAACTCTGTATCTTTTTTAGATTCATCTGATTTAATTTTACCTGTAACTATAAGTTTACCTTCGTTTAATGTTACTGTTAGTTGATCTTTCGTATATCCAGCAACTGCCATCTTAATAATAAATTTCTCATCAGAGTTTTTTATAATATCGTATGGAGGAAAACCAGTTTGTGGCTTTTCCAATTCAGTGATTCTACGAAATAATTCGTCAAAACCAATTAATGCTGAATTATGAATTGTTCTAAAAGTAGTTAAGTCTTTAGCGTACATATTTTTCTCCTTAAAAGCAAGATTTAATTTCGACCCCCGAAGCGAGTCATTTTTGCAAGAACCATTCTCGCAATTCTATTTAGTCACCAGCAAAAACGTTATCTGAACCCGTTGCTGGGTGACCGCAATTAGCAATATCGCCAGCTCGGCATAAAGGTTTACCATTAACAAATACAGTTCCTGAACCTTGTATCATTATTGGTCCATCATGAGGAGCTAATCCAATATGCCCTGCTACTGCGTCGTCTTTTCTAACAGCAGCTTTATTATTAACAAAAACATCAGGCGAACCCTGAATAAGATTCGCCCCAGCTAAGTCAGTTTCTTTCCTAGTAACTCCAGGCATCAAAACTCCGTTATATCTTTCATATCTTTATATGTTGCAGTTAAATCAACACCTTCTTTTTTAGCTAAATTAGCAACGCTAGACATACTTAACCAACCCCATGGTTCAGTTATGCGAAGTCCGGTTGTATTTGCCAATATTTTTAATGTTTCTTGGTGCACATTCATTGAATGTAAATTACCAGAAACTCCGACTAACATATTTACAACATTCTCAGTATCAGTATATAATGTTGTATTTATCGTAGTTAATTTAGAAATATTGTTATTAGCCTCAATTGATATCACACCTGTATTTGCATCAATACCAATTAAAGAATTAGCAATAGTAAGGGTTGAATTAGCAATAGTAAGTATTGCATTTTCAGTATTACTTGATGCAGAGCTAATTGTTGTTAATAAAGAAACTATATTATTTGTGTCTAAGGCAATACTAGCAATATTAGCAGTTAAAGCTGAAATATAATCGCCATAGTCAATACAAATTGCCGTTGGGGTTGTAGTGGTTGTTGTAGTAGTTGTCGTGGTAGTTCCATCAACAACAGTTTCAACAGCAACAGCAACGGTTTCATTATAAACAATAGTTTTCCCAGGAAGAGTCGTGGTATCTAATTGTAGTGCCATAATTATTTTTTAACCTTTCCGATATTATATTTACTAACCAAATTATATTCGTCTTTTTCTTTATAAGATAAAATTTTAATTTGGCTAATAGGAACTAATGGAGATTTACATTCATTTTCATGACGAATTTCTAATAGTTCCCAGTCTTTTAAAAGATTTACAATAGTATTTCTTCTAGCAATATCATTTTCGCTAATTTCATGAGATTTATTATCTAAACCAAACAATTCTTTAAAATGAATAATAACATATCTTCCTTGTTTATGTAAAATATGGCATGATTGATATAAAGTTTTATCTTTCTTTGAAAGAACGCCAATTCTAGATAATGTTTCTTTAATTTTTAAAAAATTATTTTCATCAATAAAGACCTCAACTCCATACCCATTAAAAATGTCACTCATTTTATAACTCCTGTTTTATCAACAACTTCCTTAATTTTATTAATTTGTTCAGGAGTAAGAATTCTTAATGCATCTTTGGCTTTTTCTGATGAATAACCGAAATACTCCTTAATTACCTGAATATCTTTTGATTCGCTTGCTTTATACCATTTCTGAAACGGTCTTTTTTTGGCTACAAAAGTATTTATATAATAGTCATATTGCATTTTTTTATCTAAACCAGAATAACGATTCATTTCATTAACATATAATAAACAATCATTATGCTGACTTAATGCTCTATTTACAATATAAGGTTCGTATTCCTTTTCATTATCAGATGTGATAATAGATTTTTTAGTTTGAAGTAACGATGGTAAAACTTCTTTAAACAGATCCATAAGTCACCTATTTGAATTCTAAATCAACCATACATTCAGTAAAAAATGCCATCAAATTAATCTCATGATCAATAACAAAAGCTGTTTGATATTGGTAACGACCAATTAATAATACTAACTGTGGAATTGAATTGGGTTTCAAAATATCATACATTGTATCATACATTTTACGATAAATTGTTTGACTATCATTATCTAAGTTATCAACAACCCATTTTCTAACATCAGCAAATGATTTTTCTTTCAATCCTTTAATTAATGGTGTTAAATTTACATCAGAAACTACTGATAATAAACCAACGTCAATAACTCCACCCATTGCATAACGCTGAAGTTCGTTTAATACTCTACGATTATCTGGATAATATTTCGCAATAACCTGAGCCACAACTTCTTTGTTATATTCAACTTTCTCTTCATCCAAAACCCAGCAAACTCGTTTAAAAAATTGAGCCATTAGCTTTTGTTTATCTTCTTTTGTAATTTTTACGTCAATAACAGAACATCTTGAATGTAATGGTTCAATAATACGGTTTTTATAGTTACAAGTAAAAATAAATGAACAGTTACGAGAAAACTCTTCAATTGCATTACGAAGAGCTGGTTGTAATGAATTAGCATTTAAATAATCTGCTTCATCAATAATAATTACTTTACGTCCACCAGATAAACTAACGGATGAAGCATAATTTTTAATTTTACCACGAAGAACATCAATACCATTTTCGTCAGAACCATTAATTACTATATAGTCGCATTCAACTTCTTTACACAATGCTTTTGCAATTGTTGTTTTACCAACTCCAGCTGAACCTGCAATTAATAAATGAGGTATTTTGTTTTGAGTGACAAATTCTTGAAATGTTGATTTGATTGATTCAGGAAGAATACAATCGGCAATTTTTTCTGGTCTGTATTTTTCGCACCATAACATATGCTCACGTATCATAATATAAACTCCAAAATAAAAATAATAATAAATAAAACTAGTCGCGGAGCGCCAACTCCCACTAGTTCTAAACATTTAACGCACAATCAGGAGACTGTAATGTCCAGCAATAATACTTATACCATCACTGAACAACAGCGTTCAAATTTTAAACCAACATATTTGTATATCAAGCAACATTCTATTACTGGATTAAAATATCTAGGTAAAACAACTAGAGATCCAAATAAATACAAAGGTTCTGGAACTCGCTGGAAAAATCATCTAAAAAAACACGGCAATTCAATAAATACAACTTGGGTAAAACTATTTTACGATATCGATACATTAGTAAGAGTTTCTTTACTGTTATCAGATATTTTAAATATAGTAGAATCCAAAAATTGGGCAAATATGCGTCCAGAAGATGGGTTATCTGGAGGAGATACTTCTAAATCTGAAAATTACAAACAAGGGATGATAACTCGAGATATATTAGGAGAAAAAAACCCTATGTTTGGTAGATCTAGACCAGATACAGCAAATTTCCTCAAAGAAGCAAAACAAAAAATGATTAAAGCAAATAATTGCCCAGTAAATTGTGAAGGTATAGATTATCCATCAGTAGGAGAAGCGCAAAAACATTTTCCTGGAATTAATATTAGAAAAAGATTAGACAACCCAAAATACCCAACGTTTTATAGATTAAGAGAAAGAACTAAAAGAAAATAATAAAAAAGGGCGACCGAAGCCGCCCAAAAATCAATAATTACTCAGAATGACCAGATACAATACTTACATAAAGTTTAGCAAATTCTTTATCTTCAGTATTCTGTTCAGCAAAATTTTGTTTATGATATGTTTTAGCTAAACGATTAATAATTTTTTTCGGTAACTCGATTTGATCCTTAACAGCATCAACAATATCCTTTACTGCTTCTTTCTCTCGTTCAATACGAGAGAAGTGAACTGAAATTTCTTTCAACCCATCAGTAAGAATTTTTAATTGTTTATCATCAAGTGTACCAAATACTGTTTCTAAATTTTCAGTCATAATATTATTCCTCCGTCAAAATTGATTTAATGCCATATATAAATTCTTCATCAGTTATATTTTCGTCTGAATTAAATTGCTCATTATATAAACATGTCGTCATATAAGAATCTAATAAAGTAAATAAAAATACTTGTTTCATTTTATACGCAGTAGAGGGAATATAAGAATTCCAACTATCTAACATTTTATTATTAAAATCGCTCATTTATTATCCGTACACAGAACTCATTTCAAGAGTAATCCAATATTTAATTTCAGCTGTGACTGATGTCCAAGCAGACAAACCTTTATTACTAATTTCTACTGAATATGTATCAGGAATAACTTTTAAATTTTCAGTTTTAAAAACTAATTTAAAGCTTTTACCTTCTGGATTAACATCAGCTAATTCTAATGAATTAACATGGCTTGAATCATTTGCCTCATCAAATGTAATTAAAGATACAGTAGTTCCATCAGACTCAACAGCAACGTGCGTTGCACCAAGCACAGTTGCGGTTTTTATTACCCATTCAAAATCTTCTTTAGAAAACGTAAATTTAACATCAACTGCTGGTAAATTAGGGCGTTTATCTGGAGCAACAACAATCATTGATTGATCGGCAATACGATATTTAATCTTACTACGTCCACCACGACCTTTAATAATTACGTGTTTATCATCAAACTCTAATTCTGGACCTTCTTTAAATAAAGAAGCAACTGATAAGAAATTATTTAAATCGTAAATACCAAAGTCTTGAGGAATTGTATCAGAGATAGTAGCCGCAGATAAAATAT